ATTCACTGACGCCCGTGGCAGTGCTAATCGTGGGCAGGTCATTCGCGTCCAGCCACAAAGCGGTGCGCAGCAAGTTAGGTGTCCAAAGCCTTCTTTGCAACACAGCCTCATCGTAAGGATTTAGGCCCCTAGGCATTAGACAATGTCTTCGTTAAACGGTATGACGTAAACTTCATTGCCACTGGCCGCTAAAGATACTCCAGAATTGTTTATCAAAGAAAAACGCAATGAAAACGGGTAAAGCCGAATCATAGAAATGATGTTGACCTTTGCACTTGCACCAGATGTTAAAGGTATTACGTATAAGTCACCTCCGATTTTATCAGATACATCCGTCCCATCAGATTGCGTAACCCTCAAACTAACAGAACCACCGGTTGAAGGGGTGATGCTTCCAAGCTTAAGAGTTACCGCTCCGTACAAGTCTTTATTTGTGGCGTTATCGTATGTAACGGTTGCGCTTTCAGATCCATTGGCCAAAGAGTTAAAAGCCGTGCTGGCAAAATTTGAAGACCGCGTACTTGGTGTAGTCCATTTAGCAACACTCATGCGACGGCTCCTCTCGCTAATCCCACGTCACGTGATGTGACGGGTGATAAATTATTGACTTCTGCCCATGAAGGGCGGCGGTTGGTTAACGCAATCAGGGCATCATACGTGCTTTGCGTAATAACCCCTGCACCCAAAAGGCCACTTAAAACCGCGTTAGTTTGGGTGTAAATACCAGAAAGAGACGTTCGAATTGTATTTGTCTCCTTAAAAGTGTCACGCACAACAATACATGCGCCCCTCAAACTTTCAGGGGCCGACGTATTATCAGCCGTTAAAACAATGGCCGCCCATTCACCACTGGAAAGTAAAACCTCTTTTATATCAGAGGTGGCAACATCCTGCTTAACATAAGCCAAAGACGCATCGGGCGCATTTAACGCATCTGCGACCTCCGATTCCGTTAGGTTGTCAAACTGCGATTCCGCGACCTTGTCAATAAGGATTTGGGGGACAGACATGGCAATGCCCTCTAAGCGTTAGCATCGGTCAAAGAAAATGATGTGATGGTAAATTGCTGGCCAGTGGCAAAAGAGACGTTATCGACGGTAATATCACCGCCACCGCCCGTAACCGTCACGCTGCCTTGAAGGTGACAGGTTGTTCCCGAACTGTCGTAAATACGGTAATGGGCAGCCGTTCCTGTGGCATCCGCTGCTGCATCCTGCCATGTGCCAAGAAGAGATTTAACACCGCCAGAGGCGGCCGACATCCAGTCACTTGGCAACGTCAATGTCGCCAATACTGTGCCAGAGTCTGCGGTACCACAGTTTGCCGGGGCGGCTCCTGTACGAATTCGGAGAATTGCTGAAGCCCCAATTGTGCTTTCAATAACATCCAAACGCGCGTTGCGAACAGCTACCGATAATTGAATCGCCATAAAAACCCCATGAAAATGTTACCTTTATAAAAAGCGTAACGTGGGCAACACCCCTGCCAAGCGGTTTTTTAAAATGCCAAAGGTCATACCTCAAAGGCATACTTTGCAGACACACCAATTTCACCATTTACGGGTCAGTTATGGGGCAGCAACGGGGTCAAAAAGGCCCTGTTTGTTTCGATAGGGAAACAAAAAAAGACGGGTATTGCCGGATAAATTGTGCTAGGAATAAAATTCCGAATCTGAGGGTCGTTGGTTCAAGTCCAATCGAGCGCACCAAGGTTTCCCGCCATATTTTCAATTTGCGCTTTTTTTAATGGGTCAGTTATGGGGCAGTTATCTTTTTTTAGGGGGCCCTTGGGATAGGTCAAAACGGCATTTGGATTAAGGCGCGGCGGGCGCGGGGTATGACTCCACCGAGCAAACTAAGCGCAAACACGCACACGGCCGCCCATGCCGCAATCTGATCTTGTGTCATCAAGGCCATGGCCAGAACGCCACCAAAGCCCTGAAAAGCAAAATCCTGTGCAGAATCTTTGAAACGTCCACCTTTGGCCAGATCATACCCTTCTTTGGTGGCGGCAAGGGCCAGAACAATACCAAGGGCGACAAAGGGCAATACCGCCCCCATGATAACCGCAACGCCTGCCACCCCTAACAACCCATGGCTCATCTGGTTTGTTGCCCACCCATACCAGTCACGGCCTTGATCGTCGGGGCGTTCCAACTCTTTTAAGATTGCGGTCAACCATGTCATATCAAGGCTGCCTGTCTGAAAAAGTCGTCAATTTCCTCTGGTGTTTTGTTAAAGACTGGGCCCAAAGCATCCACCATAGGATCATTGCGGGGAACGGATGTCATCATGGCCCACGTGATACGGGCGGCGGCGGCACCGCTGGAAGGCAATGTCCCAAACACCGCATCAATGGCCAAAGGGATTGTGTTACGATCGCGAGCCTCGGCTTCGGTGATCATGCCATTAAGGTGCAAACCGATCATGAATTGCCGCACTGTCAAATCAGGCACGGGATCCGGCGGGGCAACGTAGGGACCGATGGGGGTATTATCCTCAATGAGACGTTGATAGTCTCTGTTGTCCGCGTCGGCGGGGATAGACGTACCTTGGCCGTCGGTGATGATAGTGTTTTGTGGGTTGGCGTAGGTGTAGGTCATGATTAAAGCCTTGCGTTTGCTATCCAAGATGCTGACATAAGAAAACCGCCAGAACCTGTATCTTTTACTCTTGTTAATCGAAAACTATCAGTAGAAACGGAAGGAACGCTGAAAGACCCTACCATAAATACAGAGCCATTATCCGCCACGGTCACGGATGGGTTGGTTCTTTTAGTTACTTTGAAATAAGGAGTCATTGAACAATTCCCGTTAGCTATATTGTATCCTTCAAAAATTGCAAATCCAGTTTCATAAAATCTCTGGCATTTAATCAATTCTAACGGTGCTAGTGTTTTTTCAAGCGGCGTGGCCACACTTCCCGCTTCTAATTGAAAATCCTTTACCAAAACAGTGCGTCCTGCTGTAATGGACCCTAATTGCACTTCTATTTGAACACCTTTCAAACATTCGTTTGTGCAAGTAAATGTAACCGATACTTTTGTCCATGTGGTGGCTGGAACACTGCTTAAAATTCCTGATGCAAGTGCGGTTAATGTAGAAAAATTATCGGATGCGTTTGCTGTTTGAATGCTGTAAGTAGGCGATAAACTTCCTGAAGAAGAATAAATCATTGCGCTCAAGGTGTAGACCTTTCCCGCGATCATGTCCGTACAGTTAGCAGCCTCAATCCGTTGCCCTATATTATTTGTGGTATTACCTCCAATTCCTGTAATTTGCAGAGCAGTATCGGATCCGTTTATACCCGATCCACTCAATGTGACCCTAGCATACGTTGGTGCTGCACCCGTGACAAACGCATAAAATTGATCCGCTGTATAAGCAATAGATGACAAAGCAGGAACAATCGATGTCCCCATCTGCCAAATGTTAAAATCCCCGTTGATGATTTTGTTTTTGCTACCACTTGGGATGATTTGGAGGATATCGGAACCGCCGAGACGAAACGCCCCCGTCACATTGACATCCCCCGAAACATCCAAGGCGTAGGCGGGGCTGGCCACCCCTACCCCCAAGCCCGTGGCATTTAAGCGGGCACGCAGCGCGTTGCTGACGTACATATCGACGCTAGTATCGGTGGCAGGGTTGCCGATGGTGATCCACTGGCTGTTTCCGCTGTTTCTGATTTTCAGCAGGCTGTTTGTGGTGTCATACCAAAACTGATAAGCATAGGTTGTGGTGGGGGCGGTTGGGCCAGAGGATAACGTGGCCAACGCCTGAATTTGACTATTCAGCTCTGAGAGAAAACTGGCCCCGGGCTGATCGGCGATAGAAAAATCATTTTGTGACATAGTCTGCTCCTTTTAGAGTTTTCGGCCTGCGCCTTTGGCCAGATAATCAAAGGTCCGTGCAATGCCCGAACCGGCGGCGTTAAAAAAACGAATGGTGAACCCTGTGGCACTTTGGGCCGTCAAGGTATAATAATCCCCCGTGGCCATGTTGTGGGCCGTGATGCCGATGGCGGGGGTTTGCCAAAAGGCATTGGGGAACGTGACGGTATAGGCCGCCGTGGTGGTGGTGAGATTGCGGCCCGTTTCCACACGATCCGGCATATCCACGACAACAACGGCCTGTTTCACGGCGATATTGTTTGCCGTGTTTTGGGATGTCAATGCCAAACGAAACCGATAAGCGCGGGCTTCGTACTGGCCAATAAAGAAAGGGGCATAATCGGTCCACACGGGACTGCCAGAGGGGTTATCGTTGGTGACGCTGACTTGCAAGATTGCGTTTACGTCATCAATCACTTGGCCCGCAATCGATGGCCATGTGCTGACATTCTCTGTTCTGGCGCCGATGTAATCATTCAGTGTGAACCCCTCTGCTGTCACAGCCGCCGTGACTTGGGAAACGTACACGCCGCCCAAATCAATAATGCTGGCAAAATCATAGGTCCCTGTGGGGACAACCGTCACACCGCCAGAAAGGATTAAGGCCGTCAAACCAGAATCATAGGCCGTATTGGTTTTGGCCCCTGCAAATGGGGCGGCTTCCGTGATGGTTTGAACAGCGTTATAATTCATGGTGTTGGCCACATTTGTGATCACGGAAACAGCATTTATGCTGCTGTTGCCGCTAGAATCCACAAACTTGGCAAAGTACGTCCCATCCAAATGCGCCACGGTGGCCGTTGTGGATGACCCGGGCAAAGCGGGGCCAATATCAATAGCCTTGCTCCACGTCACACCGGTGGTGTTTGGGCTGTGGCGAATCCGTATAGACCCCCCAACCTGCACGTCCAAATCTTCGGCGGGATCCCACGTCAGGTTGGCCACGCCCCCTGCAATACTCGATAAGGCAAACGAGGCAACATCCTTTGGCGGCGCGGTTTTTCCATAAATCGTTTTTTGCAAAGCGTTGGTGACAGACCGTTTGCCAGTATCCGATATGGCCGTGACATAAACCGTATAAACCCCGGGTGATGCGTCACGAATTTCGGCAAAATTGCTGCCTGTTTCTGGCAAGGTCACACGGTTGCCCGCATCTTTGGCATATTGCACACTATACCGCGCGGCGCGGGGGACGGCCTGCCAAGACACCGACACCAACACCCGAATGTCGGTCGGTGTTTGGTATAGGCTTTCCTCGATAATCAGGTTTTGTGGAGTGTCTGGGGGGTAGATCAATAAAGATATTGGCGTGGGATTAAGGCTCAGATCATTTTCGACAAAGGCATATTTTTGGGGATCATGCTTTAGGGCATTAATGGCAAAAGTGCCATCTTGGCTTTCCTCGATAGACACCACCCGAAACAGCTGTGCTTGCACGGCCCCACTTGTAACCATCCATGACGCACCTGCAACAGGGGCTTGGGCCAAAGCCGGTGACAGCGTTAAAACAGCCCCTGCCACGGATGCCACGAGACTGGTTCCTACAGCTCCATTGGGCAATGTGACATACAGGGTGTAGCCGGTACCCGCGGCCGGCACAAAAGATGAATCCACCGTTACGCTGGTGGTGGTGGCAGCGGCCACACGTCCCCCCAGCCGCTGGCCCACACGATCTGCATCATGCACGCGAATGATCTGACCCGGACGCACAACAATCCCATCCAACCCCGCGCGAAAACTGACCGTTTCCGTTTCGTTGGTTTCACTATACAGCAACCACTTCCCAACGCGGTGGGCTTGGCCACGGCTGGTGCATCCCGTAGCCACAATGTTGGATTCGATCACACCGTATCGGGCAATCCCCGCCATGTCTTCGACGTATTCGATTTTTTGCCTGTAAAAATCGTTGGGATCATTCCATGCCACCAAGGCCACGGTGTGACGGGTTTTTAGGCTGCTGCCTGTATAGGTAAACGCGCCATCCACGACATTGCTGTTGGTATAAAGCGCGATGGGGTCGCTGGGGGCATCCTGCACCGGCACGACTTGACCGCCTGCCCAGTAGGTCATGCCGCGAAAAATCGACGCCATATCTTGCAAAACTTGATAGGCCTCTGCGCGTGTTTGTAAATACAAGTTGCATGTAAAGCGGGCCTCGACTCCACCAAATCCTGTAGGGACAAGATCATCACAGTACCGCCCGATGGTGTACAAAGACCACTTGTCCACTTGGCTTTCGTCCACAAACGCCCCAAGACCATAGCGATCATTGGTCAGCATGTCATAAAAACACCACGCGGGATTGCTGGACCATGCAATTTTAAAGGTGCCATCCCACGAACCGCTATAGGTCAAGGTGCCATCCGGTCGCACGCTTGCGTTGGTGGGAATTTTAATGCGCAGCAGCTTCATGTCAAAGCCACGGTTGGGGATGCTGGAAAATTGCTCGGCATCAATCAAAAGAGCCACCAAGGCACTGTTGGGGTAGCGCAATTTTTCGTCGGTGATTTCGGTGTAGGTGTCCCAATACACGGCATCTTGCAAAGCTGATGATGTGCTGTCTGGGGTGATCCGTTTCACGCGGATGTTCCACGGGGCCGTCCCTGTTAAGGGCACACGATAAGACCGCTGGTAACGGCTGGTGGTTTTGCCAGTGATGGTATCGCGCAAAACCTCAGTGTAAGACCCGCCGCTGGGTTGGACCTCAACGGCCATGGTGACAGATGATCCCGTGATGTCCCCGTTGCTGGTGTTTTGTTGGGTCAATCGCGGAATACCAATGGTCACGCGGGCATGGGTGTAAACAGAGTCTAAAACGCTGCGGGTGATGGGGGTGGAGGCTTTGACCTCAACACCCACAACGTTTTCGGATTCTACGCTGGGAAAGCCGGAGATGTAGCCTTGCGCTTGCGTTCCATTGCGGGTGTCCATGGTGATGCCCGTAAAATTATAGGCCCCGTTGGTGCTAACCACTGGGGTTTCATCCAAATACACCGATCGCAAATCCCCCGTGGCCAGACCCTCAATTTCCCCTTCGCACACCAAATCAAGAATGCGGGCCATGGACCGTGAACGCAATGTATCGGGTGATTCTTGGGCAACGCGCTGGGACCCGCCGCCGGATTTACCACCGCCCCCTGCCCCTGCAATCAAAAGGGTGTTTGTCTGGGTCATAATTGATCCGCCTGAATGCCAGCACTGATAACAGCACTGCCCACAATCAAACGTCCATAGCCAACGGGGACGGGCTGGCCTTGCGCGGTGGTGTTGACAGCACCGTTGAACGCATAGGACGGTTTGTTTTCTGGGGCCTCTGCAGGGTCAGTTGCTTTTGGCTGTGGGGCCAACAAAGACCCAACGCCAGTTAAGGCCATACCCACACCAACGGCGAAAGAAATGCCTGCCAAAGACACGGCAGACCCCGCCACGGTAAATAGGGCTGCCCCTGCCCCCGGAATAAAGGCCGCCCCAATCAAGGCCGCCCCGATCAGAATAGAGGCAAAGGCACTTTTGGCCCCACCCACCACGGGCACAATATGGACCTGACGGGAAAAGGGATTGTGAAGGCCGTCCAGCCCCACGTCCTCTTTATCCACCACAACGCGATAGCCCACGTTTCTGGTTTCACTTTCGGATACAAAGGAAGCAAAGCCATCATGATTCGCGGCTAGGGCGCGTATGGCCTCTGCGGGGGTGGCAATACATAGACGGTGGGTTTTACCGTATCGTTTGGCCAGTTCCCCGTGCAAGACAATGTGACGCATCATGGCGCGTACCTCACCACTTTGGCTGTGTGTTTTTTCCAATACCCACCGTAGGGCTCACGGGCAGACAGGCGGTTTTGCAAATGATGCAGCATCAGATCGTCGCCCAAATAAACCGCCGCATGATTGGGAACGTCAGAAAGAACCTGCATCAAAATCACATCGCCGCGCTGCAAAGGACCCTCAGCCTCCACAAACCCAGCATCACCAAAATGATCCAGATACAAATTGCCCCCCTTTTTCCACCACTCCACGGCGCGGGGGAAATGGGGCAGGTGAACCCCAATCTCTTCAAAATACCAGTCCTGAATCAGGGTGTAACAATCCAAAATCCCATGGACAAACGAACGGCCAATCAAAGGGGCCTTGTATCCCGCAGGCGCAAAGGTGTGCCACGTTGGCGGGGCGGCATTGGTGATGCCCACAATGCACCATGGCAAACCGCTGGCCTCACATGCCACGCGGTCTGCCTCGGATGGCGCGGCGTCGGCATCGGGATGGGAATGCACAATGGTGGTGATCTGGCCCTGTTTTTCCGCTGCCAAATAATCCTCAGGGTGAATCACAAACATGGCGGGGTCTTCGCTGATGTTGCGACAGGGGATGTACACACCATCCTTTTTTTTCAAAACAATCAACCCGCACGATTCTTTGGGGTATTCGGCCCGTGCATGCTCTAAAATAGCGGCTGTGATGATGTTGTTCATCGTGATACCCCCGCGCCCGGAAAGCCGCCAAAGGGCAATTCACCGCTTGTGCCCCTCCGTTCCTGCGTATTGTGAAATCTTTTTTTGCAACTACTGATCCGCTTGCCACAGACGTCCGCATCAAACAAGGTCCCCGAATAAGGCAAGGCGGCGCTGGCATTGTTATAATTTGTTATTGCCGTGGCTTCTGCTGAAACAGCCCCATTATACGTTGCCAAGGCATTGTTATAGGCCGTTTGTTTGGCCGTTTGATCCGCGG